GGTACTTCTGGCGCAGGTGGTAGCGGCGTTGTCTATTTGTATTACTAAACCGCTATCATTACACCAGCCTGATCCACAAGAGGCGCTAACAAGGAGAGACCATGGGTCTAATTGACCGTCTAGCAAAAGCCGTAGCACAGCAAATTGAAAAAGCGCCAAGCAATCTACCTGCGGGTTCAGTCGTAATGACCGAACAGCAAATGCGCGATGCACAGCACCAAGGTCAGACTTACGGCCAGCAAACACCTCTCCTGCGTAATCCTCTTATGTCCGGCGTTCCCTTCGGCCCCGGTCAGCCCATCTTGCCCGGCGCTATCAACCCACTTCGTCCAGACGGCCGCCCAGACCCACGCCGCTATGAATATCAGGTAGCGCAAAACCTCAACATCGGCACAGAGCAAAAGCTCGTGCAGTTCTCTACGCTTCGCGGCGCGGCTGAGCAGATTGACATTGTGCGCCGTTGTATCGAAGTACTAAAGGCGAAAATTGCAGGACTCGACTGGGACATCGTTATCGCTGAGGATGCCTCGGAGAAAATCATCTCGGAAATCGGCGGGGATCATGTTCGCGCTATGTCTCAGGCTCGCGCTAAGTTCTCGGACGAGATTTATCGTATGCGTACCTTCTGGGAAAACCCTGACCGCGCTAACGGACTGACCTTTATTGACTGGATGATGATGTCGCTAGAGGAAATCCTTGTCCTCGATGCGTGGGCTATTTGGCCACAGAAAACTGTCGGCGGGGACTTGTACGGCTTCCAGATTCTCGATGGCTCAACGATTAAGCCAATGCTCGATGACCGCGGTATGCGCCCTATGCCTCCGCAGGCTGCCTACCAACAGATTCTTTACGGCTTCCCTCGCACAGAGTTTATGGCTAACTCGGATAGTCCAGATGCAGACGGCGAGTTCACCTCGGACGATTTGTCCTACTTCATCCGCAACCGCAGAGCTAACTCTGTCTATGGCTCATCACCGGTCGAGCGTTGCCTACCCCTAGCCGACCTTTACCTACGCCGTCAGCAATGGCTGCGCGCTGAATACACCGATGGCGTTACCCCAGAGATGATGCTGACCTCGGATGCCGACTTCGGTAACGATCCGCTAGTGATGAAGCAGTATGAAAACATTATTAACGACAACCTCGCAGGACAGACCGAGCAGCGCAAGCGCGCACTCATCCTGCCCGCAGGACTCAAGCCTGAGTTCTATGAGGGCTACGGCGAGAAGTTTAAGGCTGCGCTCGATGAGTACCTCATCACCTCTATCACCGGACACTTCGGCGTTCTGCCTACTGAGATTGGCTTCTCACAAAAAGGTGGACTCGGAGCTTCGGGTCACCAACAAGGCGAAGCGGAAGCGGCGCAATCTATCGGCGTTGCACCGCTGGCTCAATGGATTTCTAAGATGCTCACGAATATCTCCTACACCTATCTCGGTATGCCACGCGAGCTAGAGTTTAAGTTCATGGTGTCAGAAATCCGCGACAACGAGGAAGCTGCTAAGAAGTCAGACCTCGAATTGCGCGGTGGTACTAAGACCATCAACGAGCGCCGCTCTGAGCTAGGCCTTCCGCTTCTGGATACCCCAGCAGCCGACCAGCCTATCCTTGTTGCCGGCAACGGCGTGTTCTTGTTCTCGCCAGAGGGAATCGTCAATGCGGCAGCCCCTATCGCTGGCGTGGAGAATGTCCAAGACGAGTTAGATCCTATGGCCCCGACAAAGCCTGCACCTAGTGACGGCAATGACAACACTTCGGAGGTAAAGCCACCGAAAGAAATCGAGCCTGACTTCCAAAAGGCTGGCGTACCATCTAAGGCAGAAGTTAAGGATGCGCTCTCTCGCTTAAAGATTCTTCCTAACGCCGCAGGAGACCATCCAACATCGGACAGCCCTGAGCAACTAGCAGACTCTGTCTCTAGCCCATGGCCTGTCGTGGAAACGCAAAACGGAGACTATCCCGTCAGCCCAGATGTCTGGGAAAAGGCAGTCCTCACTCTCGTCAATGTCAAAGAGCTGTATGGCACAGATACCGGCCTCAACCGCGACAATGTCGCTGACCATATCGAGTCCATGGGGCAGGCTCTCACCCCATACCGTAATTATCCGCTGGTCTATAACGATGGCGAGAAAAACATCATCATTGACGGCCATCACCGCCTGTTCGCAATGTGGCTGCTCGGCATGGATCAAGTCCCTGTCTGGCTCGGCACTCCTGATATGGCAAAAGAAGCCGCATCAGAGGTCAAGGCATTTCTCAAATGGGCAAGCAAAGGCAAGCGCGCTCGTCAGTTCGAGTTCAACGCCCTAGACCCCATCGTGGGAGATGCGCTCAACCGCTGCTATTTCGATGGCGATATGGAAACCGCTAAGTCGCTGGCGAAGGCATATCTGACATGACCCTCGGTGTCCATCAAGTAGATGGGCGCTTAGCAGCAAGTAGCGCCGTGAAAATACGCGCGGCCTTGGTGAAGTCGGTCAATGCTCGTGAGGTCATCACGGGATATATGCAGACCCACCCCACGGTTAGCGAGTTCATCTCACAAGACCGCGCTCGCGCGCGCGCATGGGCTCTGCATAATGTGACACTCGACCACACCGCTTTAGAGTCAGCTATCCGTCAGCACTACGCAGTAATGTATGTAACAGGCGTGGCATCAACCTATGAGGCGTTTGGTAAGCAACTACGCCAGCGCAAGGCCGCTAAGCAACCCCCACATAACTGGAATCCGAGCGCCTTTGCCGTGAGCGCATTACAGAACGCGGTGAATTGGGATACATGGAAGCCCGGCAATCCTGCCGCTGCCGCCCTGCTCAAACCACCCGGCGGGCTAGAGAAGCTGCTCAATGGCATCAAGATTAAATCGCTGGACATGAAAAAAACCAGCTACGACCTTTTGGGATCACGATTAGCAGACGGCATCGCTATCGGCGCAAGCCCTAACCAGCTCGCAGACATGATTGAAAGCTCACTCTCCTCACCCGAGCGCGCTCTGACTATCGCTCTGACTGAGGGTTCACGCGCCGCTAATCAGGCCGCAACCGACTCCTTTCAAGCCCTCGGCGTGGAGCAAATCGAGTGGGTCAGCGCTGAGCCAGAGGATGAGGACTGCGATATCGGCGGGGAGACGGTCAATGTCGGCGAGTCATTTTCTAACGGCCTGACCGCAGATGACATCCCTGTCCATCCTAACTGCCGATGCACAACAACACCTGCGGAAATCAACTGGGACACTTTTGACTTTGGGGCTTCGCTAGATGAGGCGCTCGCGCAAGATTAACTAATAACCATTACAATTAAACGATAATCCGAGAAAAGGAAATCTATGGCGCTCAATCATACAAATATCACAGTTGGAACAACACCAACTCCTCTCGTCACAATTCCTAACGGCGTTGGATATGTAGCTGTTCAGGTAAACAATCGGGATAGCGCAGCGATATTTCTTGGTGATAACGCAGTCACCAATACCGTAGGAATCAACGGTGGACAGAACCTTGCTGCAAGCGCAAGCGTACAAATCTGGATGCATGGCAACGACACCCTTTACGCAGTATCAGCCTCCGGCACAGCAACAGGCGCAGTCTCGGTTATTTACTCAGCCTAACAACTCAATATGTCAGAAACCTTTGTCCCGCCGAAACTTAACAAGGAGAAATCACTTATGGTCAATGACTTCGCTAATTCATACGCGGCTATCGTTAAGCAAGAAAAGCAAGAAGATGGCTCGCTGCTTGTCTATGGCAAAGCAACCGATGACTCTCTCGATATTGACCAGCAGATTTGCGATGACGCTTGGCTCTCCTCTGCTATGCCAGAGTGGTTTAAGTCCGGCGGTAACATCCGCGAACAACACTCATCTATTGCGGCAGGAGTAGCGAAAGAATATGAAGCGAAAGCGGATGGTCATTATATTTCTGCTCTTGTCGTTGACCCTATTAGCGTTAAGAAAGTGGAATCAGGCGTTCTTAAGGGATTCTCAATAGGCATCAAGTCCCCACGCGTTGTCCGCGACCAGAAGGCTGCTAACGGCCGCATCATTGACGGACAAATCGTGGAGATTTCTCTTGTGGATCGTCCAGCTAACCCAAATGCCAAGCTCATGCTCGCCAAGAGCGTAGAGGGCGAACCTAATCTTGTGAAGGTCGAAGAATTTACAACTACAACAAAGGAAAAATCTATGCTCGCTGACATCATCAAAGAAATCCATGCGGATTCGGCTAAGTTTGACCAAGCGTCATACGATGCAGCCCGCAAGGGAATCGCACAGCTCATCATCTCTGAGGCCAGCGAAATCGCAGCCACGGACTCAGACGAGCGCGATGATATTGACACCCTGCTATCGGCTCTTAAGCACCTCTTTAACTTCCGCGATGGCGAATTGGATGAAGATAACGAGGCAGCACTCAGCACCGATGGTTCACTTCTGAACCTCGCCGCAAAGGGTGACGATGCCAGCTCAGAGGGATGCGACTGCGATGGTTGCGCTGCCTGCCAAGCTGACGGTGGATGCGATGACAAGATGTGCAAGGGATGCACCAAGATGTCTGCTAAGTCTGCCGACATCAGCAAGTGCCTAGAGTGCGGATGCCACGATGTCTCTAACGCCCACGGCAAGACACAAGTTGTCGTTCCCGGCGCTGCTCCTACAAACGAAGTAGCAAATGTTTCTACCGCTGCATCACTTAACACCGATGGCTCTATCAAGTCAGCCGAAGGCGATGAGGCAGTTGTTGAAGATAAGCCAGCAGATGAGGTTTCTGAGGAAGCCCCTGCTGAGGATAAAGAAGATGAGATTCTTGATGAGAAGTCCGTTACGGCCATCATTGAGAAAGCTGTAAAGAGTGCGACTGAATCAGTCAAGGCTGAGATCGCGGAACTTCAAGCTGCACATAAGGCGGCTGAGGAGAAGGCGGTAGCTCTTGAATCAGAACTCGTAACGGCAAAATCGGCAGCTGCATCAGGTGGCCCAAAGCGCACCGGACGCGTAGCTGTCACAAATGAAAACGAGCTCCTGCTCAAAGCCGCTGAATACCGCCTCAAAGCGGCAGCGACCTCAGACCAAATTCTCGCCAAGGGATACAAGGCATTGGAAAAGGAATACCTAGCCAAAGCCGGAAAAATCTCTGACGAGGAATAACCCACACAGCACTCGAAAGGAAATAAATTGGCTCTAACTGCCCCTAAAGCAGCTGACCTCTTTGGCGATGTAGATTCCGCTAAGAAGGCTGCAAAGCGCATGGATGAGTACACCGAGGTTCTCGGTAAGTCACTCGGCAATCCATCAACAACACCCGGCGTTTCGCCTGTAGCAGATCCAACTGCTGCTCTCGAAGCACTAGCTGCAACAAAGTCACTCGCTCCAGATGCACTCGCAGGTCTTAACAACGCAATCGCTTCACAGCGCCTTGCATTGCAGGATATGCAGAAGGACATCACGCTGACCTCTCCACTCTCAACCAGCTTCGCTGCGTTTGACTTGGAAGCACCAGCAAAGCTTTTGACCCCACGCCCAACACCACTTCGTAACCGTATCCCTCGCAAGAAGGGCGTTGGCACATCACACCGTGTCAAGCGCATCACCGGTTACACAGGTACAGGTACTGGCGGACAAGGACAAATCTGGCCCGGCGTTACAGAATCAACAACCACCGCTTTCGGTTCAATCAACTTCGAGCGCGGCGCAAAGATTTCGTACACCTCAGATGACTTAATCCTGCCTTACAACTCTTACTCACTATCTGACAGCGTTTCATTCGATGCTAACTTCTCAGGCCTCGGATACCAAGACCTTCGTCAGTTGTCATCAACTTCTACCTTGTA